CATTAAGTTCATACCCTAACGGCTACAGCTTTATACAATACGCAAAGACAGCTGCGGATGACAACTTTCACTTTATTAAACCATACGGCCGAGCCCTTGGCCCAGAGCATAAAGCACAGGCTTACACTGCGACCCCTGCCATAAGAGAGGCTGCGATGATCGTAGCTGTAGACATCTGGCAAGCACGTCAAGTCAGCCAGACTGGTGGGGTAGGTATGGATGGGGTATCTGCAAGTCCTTATAGGATGGGGTACCAACTTATAAATAGAATCAGAGGCCTCATCCAGCCGTATTCAAGTCCTAACTCACTGGTCGGCTAATGGCTGCAATAAGCACCCTACGTGGCACGCTAGCAACCGCTTTAGCAAACGCTGGAGTATGGTCCACTTTTAGTTTTCCACCTGCAACTTTATTGGCTAACAGCGTAGTCGTAACACCTAGCGATCCTTATATTGTGCCAAGCAATAACAGCCAGACAAGCATCGCACCTTTGGCTAATTTTAAGATTTTAATAACTACACCGGCGTTTGACAATCAAGGCAACTTGCTAGGTATGGAAAATTTTATTGTGGCAGTCGTAACTAAACTAGCGGCATCGACCCTGGTTTACAACATATCAAGTGTCTCCGCTCCAGCTATAACTAATGCAGCTAGTGGAGATTTATTAACATCAGAAATAACTGTATCAATCCTAACGAGCTGGAGTTAAAATGAGTACACACGAAGAAGATTTAGCCTTCTTGAAAAAGACAGGCCAAATAGCAAGCGCACCAAAACCAACTGCACAAACTAAGAAAGATGAGGAATAAACCTTGGCCATATATCTTAACAATAACGTAGGTGTCAAGTTGGCTACCAACGCTGCACCTACAGTACCTTCAATCGACATTAGCTCATACGTAACTAATGCCGTAATTAACCAGATCGTAGATGAATTAGAAGTAACAGCGATGGGCGACACTGCTCACAAGTTTGTTGCCGGTCTACAATCAGCAACATTTACTATTGACTTTATCAATGACTGGGCAGCTAGTCAGGTAAACGAGACACTAAGCGCAGCATTTGGCAAAACCCTAGCAGTATCAGTAATTACTGTTAAAGGCACTGCCGTAGGAGCTACAAACCCAACTTACCAATTCTCAATCTTGGTAAATAACCTAACCCCAATCGGTCAAGGTGGCGTAGCTGAAGTTGCAACATCAAGTATCTCCTTTACAGTAAACTCCGCAGTAACAGTGTCCCCATCGGTGGCATTCTAATTAAGGAGTAACAATGGCAAAGCTAAAGATAACAAGGGCTAATGGTGAAGTATCTGAACACAAGATCACACCAGGTGTCGAGTACGCTTTCGAGTTAAAGTACGGATCAGGAATTAGCAAGGTCTTGCGTGAGCATGAGCGTCAAACAGAGATATTCTGGCTGGCTTATGAATGCTTACGCAGGGCTGGCGCACAGATACCTTTATGGGGATCAGAGTTTATAGACACTCTAGATACTGTCGAGGTATTAGACGAAGAAAAAAAATAACACAGCGGGATTCAATCCTTTACAGCATCGCACAGCTGAGCGTAGAGACTGGAATACCGCCTAGAGAGTTTATTGATATGGATAGCGAAATGTATGCCGCAATCATACAAGTCCTAACCGACAGAACTAAGGAGATCCGAAATGCCAGCAGAAGCCGTAGGCGTTAAAGATGTTCTTGCAGGTCTAAAGTTTATTGACAAAGATTTACAAGATCGTATTAGGACTGCTATTGATCCACTAATGCGTGGCGTAGCGGCTAAGGCTAGATCATTTGTGCCTAGTAATTCTGAGGTGTTATCGGGTTGGACTAAAGAGCCTAACCCAAACATTAATTACCGCCCATTTCCTAAATATGATGCTGGCACAGTCAAAGCTGGTATTGGATATAACTCAGGCGATAATCAAGTATTCAAAAATGGATTTAAAGTAAGCAATTATGTTTACAACGTAAGCGCACCTGGTCGCATATATGAAACTGCTGGCCGTAAAAACCCACAAGGTAGAGCGCCATTCCAGCAGATCGATCCAAGTTTACCTGGCACAACCTTTGGCAAAGTGCAAGGATTTGAAGGCAAATCCAGGGCACGTGAGTACACTTACAACAAATCTACTAGAGAGTACGCATCAAATAACCCATTTGCTGGGTATCAATTTGTTACATCAATGCCAGGGCTTACTTCACAACCAAAGATTAAAGGCGTGCGTGGTGGTGGTCGAAAAACTAAAGGCCGATTAATCTACAAAGCTTGGGCACAAGATAGTAACAAGGTTTATCAAGCAGTGCTAGGCGCTATTAATTCTACAGCTATAAAATTTAACAAATCAACAGAAATTAAGAAGGCAGCGTAATGGCCAACGTAGTAGTCTCGGCAATAGCCACTTGGAATGGTAAAGCACTCAATAAAGGCAAGAAGGATGTATCAGCCTTTGATAAGCAAGTAAATAAATTAGGCAAAACCTTTGCTGGTGTTTTTGGCGCTCAGCAATTATTCCAATTTAGCAAGCGAGCAGTGCAAGCCTTTGCAGCCGATGAGAAGGCAGCCAAATCTTTAGAGGTTCAATTACGCAATACTGGCTTTGCATTTAGCGCACCAGCTGTTGAAGATTACATAGGCAATTTACAGAGAGTCACAGGCGTATTAGATGACCAACTACGTCCAGCATTTCAACAATTATTAACAGTTACAGGATCTATTACGAAAAGCCAGGATGCATTAAACACTGCACTAAATGTAAGTGCTGCTACTGGTCGATCTTTAACAGAGGTTAGCGCAGCTTTAACACGTGGATTCTCAGGCAACACCGCAAGCCTTAGTCGTCTAGGTGCTGGTATAAGTAAGGCTACTTTAAAAACTGGCGATATGGATAAGATCCTGGGTGAACTTAATAACAAGTTTGCAGGCCAAGCACAAGCTAGATTAACTACCTATGCAGGCAAGATGGATCTACTAAGAGTATCTACAGAAAATGCTAAAGAAGAAATTGGTAAAGGTTTATTAGATGCTATAAGTTTACTAGGCAAGAATACAAGTATCGAAGATGCCGCTACTCAAATGGATACCTTTGCTAAATCTATTAGCGATGCAATTTATGGCGTAGGCTTATTAATAAGCAAGTTAGATGGCCTAGCATCAAAGATAACTTCTGGTGGCTTGGGCGATCTATTAATACGATTACAACCAGGTGGATTAGGTTTGCGGGCAGCTTTAAATCTTGCGGGAAACGCTAGAAGCTCAAACGCACCAGATAATAAACAAGGCCGTGCATCGGCTCGTATCTTTGGCCAGCAGTTACGCCTAGAAAACAAATTATCAGAGCAGAAGAAAAAAGAATTAGCGTTACTAGATGCCAAAAATAAAAAGCAAACCGAGGTAGATAAACTAGCTGAGAAGTTTGATGTTGAGCGCATAGGTTTAATGAAGGCGCTAGCCGAGGCTACAGATGCGGAGACTAAATTACGCCTAAAAGCACAACTAGCAATCCTAGATAATAACGAGGCTTTAGCTAAAAAATATAATGCTGAATTAGATGCAGTGGCTAAAACAAAATTACTTGGAGATGCTCTAGCTGAAGCGTCCAATGCGCTTTCAAAGTTTGCCATGGGCGCAGTACAACGTGGTGAGTATTTATCAAACGTGCCTGCTTCTATGAGTGGTGGTGCTTCTGTGCCATCACCTAGCATGGCTCAATCATCCGCTGTTATGGGCGCAGTACAACGTGGCGAATATGCTCCTGTAAACGTAACCTTAGAGTTAGCGCCTAATACAGATACGCTTGGCCAGTTATTCTATGACTCATTCTTAATTAACCAGAGAGATGGTAAATCACAGCTGTATAACGGCGGCATCAAAGGTGGATAACTAATGGCCGTACCTACAATCAATGCAATACTAAACTTGTCGACTGGGCCAGCAACTGCTCAGGCTATGCAGATCGATATAGGCAAGATCGGTGTGAACGTGTTTGCCGATGCTGTGGCTGTAATTGTAGATGTTAGCAATCGAGTCAATTATGTTAAAACTCAGCGAGGCCGTAACAGCTTGTCGGATCAATTCCAGACAGGCCAACTTACTTTACGAATCATAGATCAGAATGGTGACTTCAATCCGCTGAACCCATCATCGCCATATTATGAACTATTAACACCGATGAAAAAGGTGCAGATAACTGCTACCTACGCAGGAGTAACATATCCAATATTCTCTGGCTTTATTACCTCATACGTTAATACACAGCCATCAGATGCTGAACAAGTTGCTTTTACAACTATTACAGCTGTAGATGCCTTTAGATTAGGCAACCTTGCACAAATATCTACTGTTACAGGTGCTACTGCTGGAGATTTAAGCGGCACTAGAATAAATCAAATCTTAGATGAAATTGACTGGCCAGCGACTATGCGTGATATAGATGCAGGATTAACTACTATGCAGGCGGATCCCGGTACTGCTAGGACTTCTCTACAGGCTATGCAGGTTGTAACGGACTCAGAGTATGGCGCTTTATACGTTGATACTACTGGATCTTTTGTATTTCAAGATCGCACTGTAACTGTCACATCTATAGGTGCTACACCTACAGTATTTGCAGATAATGGCACAGGTATTAAATATGCCAATGCAACATGGGTACTGAATGATTCTTTAATTTTTAACTCTGCCACAGTTACCAGAGCAAACGGCACCCCGCAAACAGCTACTAATACGGCCTCAATTGCTAAATATTTTTTACACTCTTATAACCTGCAAAATTTATTGATGGAAACAGATCAGATAGCACTTGACTATGCAAGAGCTTATGTAGCCTCACGTGCTGAAACTACAATCCGATGCGATGCCGTAGAGCTTGATTTATATAGCGATAACTACAACTCAGGCATAATTGCAGCCCTAGAACTAGACTTCTTTGATCCGATCACAGTTATCACCACTCAGCCTGGTGGATCGTTATTAGAGAAAACCCTGCAAATCTTTGGAGTAGCCAACACAATTACGCCAAACAGCTTCAAAACTGTCTTTACAACGCTAGAACCTGTCATAGATGGGTTTATAATAGGCAACATAGATTATGGTGTCATAGGCGAAAACGTACTATCTTATTAAGGAGATATAATGCCAACTTTTCCAGTAGTTACCGGTGATGTTCTCACCAGTACAATCTTTAACGGCTTACCAGCCTTTGCAGTACAGACTGCTAAAACAGCCGATTATACAGCTGCAAGTGGTGATGAGTACCAACAGTTAATCCCTATGAACAAAGCAACAGCAATAGCATTTAAAATACCAACAGATGCGACTTATGCTTTCCCAGTAGGTACAGTAATTACAGTGTTAAACATTGGTGCAGGTACTTTAACAATTAGTGCAGTTACACCTGGCACTACAACAGTGTTAAGTGCTGGTGGTACTGCGGCATCTCCAACACTTACACAATATAAATCAGCAGCATGTATTAAAACAGCTGCTAATACTTGGTATGTAGTAGGGGCTATTGCATAACATGTTAAACATAATTGCTGGACAACTTGCACCGACTACGCCAAATACTTTTACAGTTGATTATCTTGTAATTGCTGGTGGCGGTGCAGGTTCAGATTACGGCGCTGGTGGCGCTGGTGGTATGCGTTGTACTGTAACTAATACTGGCGGTGGCGGTACTTTAGAAACTGCTTTAACTTTATCACCTAGTACAAATTACACAGTTACTGTAGGCGCTGGTGGTACTGGCGCAGCCATAGGTACAGCGGGCGTTAATTCTGTCTTTTCTACAATTACATCTACTGGCGGTGGCGAGGGTGCATACAACACGGCGCCTACACAAATTAACGGCGGTGCAGGTGGATCAGGTGGTGGTGGTCGATGGACTGGCGGTAATGGTGGTACACGAACAGCATCACCAGTACAAGGATTTGATGGTGGTCAAGGTGGCACTGTAACTACAACTTTCCCTGCAGGTGGCGGTGGTGGTGCAGGTGCTATTGGCGGCGTTGGTAATACTGGCGGTAATGGTGGTAGTGGTGGTGCTGGTATAGCTTCATCAATTACTGGTTCATCTGTAACTTACGCTGGCGGCGGTGGCGGCGGTGCTGCAACAAATACTGTAACTCCAACAGCAGCTCCAGGTGGTAGCAGTATTGGTGGTAATGGTGGTGTTGATGGTGGTAATTCTGGCAGACCTTCTCCAACAGCAGGAACAGTAAACACTGGTTCAGGCGGTGGTGGTGCAGGAAATACTGGCAGTAATGGCGCTAATGGTGGATCAGGTGTAGTTATTTTAAGATACATAGATAGCAAAACAATTACGATTGGTGCAGGTTTAACAGGTACTGAAAGTGCTGCAAGTGGTGGATACAAGAGAGCCACAATTACTGCAGGTACTGGAAATGTGAGTTGGACATAATGGCACATTACGCATTTTTAAATGAAAATAATATAGTTACAGAAGTCATCGTAGGCATTGATGAATCTGAACTTATAGAGGGCTTAGACACTGAGACTTGGTATGCTAATTTTAGAGGTCAAACCTGTAAGCGCACATCATACAATGGAAATTACAGAAAAAATTATGCAGGCGTTGGATACAGTTACGATGCAGTTAGAGATGCTTTTATAGCACCAGAGCCTGTAAATGCAACCGGCTTTGATGAAGACACTTGTCGCTGGATAGTGCCAAAGGTAGAGCGTGAATCCTAAGTTATGTGCAGCTGGTGTGCAGTTAAGAGATCAAGTTGATACGTGGTTTCCAGATAGGCGTACTGCCAGTGATGGGTGGGTGGGCGATAGCCGTCACTCCGCCAGAAAATCAGATCATAATCCAGACAAGTTTGGGTATGTACGAGCAATTGATATTGATTCTGGGCTGGAGCCATCCGATGGGATCGCACCTTATTTGGCTGACCAAATCAGAATCGCAGCCAAGTCGGATCCACGCATATCATACGTCATCTTTAACAGGAGAATATGCTCGAAGATATTAAATTGGAAATGGCGTAAGTACAAAGGCATTAACCCGCACACGAAACATATCCATATTAGCTTTACAACACTAGGCGACCTAAATGGCACAGCGTTCGACATACCACTAATAGGAGGCAAGATATGAAGATAAGCAAAAAACAAAAAGCAATACTAAAATCATACTTTAGAGGTGTGCTTGTATCTCTACTAACATTTTTAGCAAGTAATGAATTGGGTTTAGATCCTGCCGTGTCTGTAATTGTTGCAGCTTTAGCAGGTCCAGCAGCTAGGGCTTTAGATAAATCCGATAGTGCTTATGGCATCGGTGCTAATGAAGCATGACACCTACAGAGTGGGCTGGCTTTGGCGCTGGCGTTATGGCCGTGCTATCAGGCGGGCTAGTAGGATTACGTTTTTTAGTTAAAGGCTGGCTAAATGAGTTACGCCCTAATGGTGGCTCTAGTATGAAGGATCAATTAACAAGACTAGAGAAGCGTGTCGATGATCTCTTTATCTTAATTAGTAAGTCATAATTTTAATATGGCTACTAAACGCAAACCTAAGAAGAAGATTGCACGTAGGCGCAGGACTACTAAAGAGCCTGTACTTACAAAGCTAGACTTCTGGGCTATAGCAGCTAATGAAGTTTATATGGCCTGCCGTAAATCTGGAATGGATGAAGGCACAGCTTTAGCGTTTGCGATGGATAGATCAAGTTATCCAGACTGGATCATAGATAGTAAAGATCCTATAAAGAATCCACTTGATGATTTTGAAGAGGATGAAGATTAAGCGCTATCTAGTTATTAGCGATCTGCAGGTACCATTTCATCATGAGGTAGCTGTAAAGAATGTTATTAAGTTAGCAAGGCGGGAGAAATTTGATTCAGTACTTGTGGTGGGCGATGAAATTGATTTCAACACAATCAGTCGTTGGAGTGAGCAGACACCTACAGCTTATGAGCAAACCATTCACGATGATCGGGAACTTACTAAGTCGATACTGTGGGATATCAGTGAGTACAGCGGAGAGTGTCATATTATCCGCAGTAATCATACTGATCGCCTATATAACACTTTATTAAAAGTACCGGGCCTTATTAGCTTGCCCGAATTACAATACCCAGCATTTATGGGATTTAAAGATATGGGCATGGAGTATCACAAGACTGCATACGAGTTTCATCCAGGGTGGATGTTGGCCCATGGGGATGAAGGCAACATGTCACAGCACGCTGGTATCACAGCTCTTAACCTGGCTAAAAAATGGGGTAAATCTGTATTGTGTGGCCACACCCATAGACTAGGCATGAGTGCCTATGCAGAGGGCGTAGGAAGCCATTACAGGGCCTTATACGGGGTTGAGGTAGGCAATCTTATGGATAGAAAGAAAGCCTCTTATTTACGCTATGGAAGCGCTAATTGGCAGATGGGTATTGGTATACTAGAAGCCGTTGGAAAGACACTAACACCCACGTTAGTGCCGATCAATAAGGATGGCTCATTCACAGCACTGGGCAGGTATTACGGGTAACATCGTTACCTAATCGTTATACAAACTACGCCCTAAATAATCCACAGAGTCGTACACAGGTGCAACACTATGCCTGTACCGCAAAGTTTGCGGACAGTTAGGGCTATATGGTTACAGTAGATATATTTTATGCAGTGTGTTATGGGATGCTTGGTTTGTTAGGCATTGGCTGGTACATACACGTTAATAAAGAAAATGCTGAAGCACGTTATTATTACTTAGGTCGCAGGGATGGCTGGAATATGCATCGCCGTATGATCGAGAACAAAGTTAAAACCGATAAGGTGTTTGACTATGACAAGAACTGAGCAACTCTTTGCAAACGTCATCGACACCTTGCACAGTAGGGGCGCTGATTATGGCCACCCAATCGGAAACCATAAGCGAATTGCCGAACTCTGGTCAGCTTACCTTGGCTATCCAATACAACCGAATGAAGTTGCAATATGTATGTGCCTGGTCAAAATCAGCAGACAAGCTGAAGATCCACGAGTCCATGACAATTATACCGATGCACTTGGATACATAGCTATCGCTAAAACAATAACTGAAGCGATGCAAGATGAGGATGGAGTGTGGAAAGATGGCGTTTAATTTACAAGATTACGAAACAGTCGAGAGCCGACTAGAAAAGTTTTGGAAGGAGTATCCAGATGGAAGAGTATTCACAAAGATTGAGCAGGCCACAGACACTAGATACATTATTAGTGCTGAATTATTTAAGACGGAAGCCGATGCAAAGCCGTGGGCGACTGGGCTTGCTAGTGAGAGCGTGTCTGATAGGGGTGTCAATTCAACTTCTGCATTGGAGAATGCTGAGACTTCAGCGATCGG